CGGATAGGCCGCCTGTTCGCCGCCGCCGTATGGGTCGGCGAGGCCGTTGCCGGCCGGCACGTCCATCATGATGAACGGATAGAACGTCACTTTGATCCCGCGCGCCGTGAGGTCGCGGATGGCGCGCACCACCGATGCGTCCGATGGCGTGCCGCCGAACGCCGGCTTGCCGTCGAAGGTCGAGACCAGCCGCGCGGTGGTGCGCGTCAACCCCGCCGCCGACCACGCCGCCGGGCTCGTCACCGTCGTCCGATCGGCGACCGCAGGCTTCAGCGTGCAGTGCACGGCGCGAAGATCGTCGCCGAACCAGGCGACCACCAGCCCGACGCGTTCAAGGTTCGGGCACACCGCCTGGAGCTCGTCGAGCGCGGCCTGCCAGTCCGTCGCCGCCCCGTCGATGTGCCGGTTGATCGCCGGGCGGTTGCCCGGCCCCAGCACCTTCAGCACCGGCTCCGGGTCGTATCCGAACTCCGTCGAGGCCGGGATGATCGTCACCGCGCGGATATCCTGCTCGATGCCGCCTGCCGGCCGGATCACCTCGAAGGAGAGCTGCGGGATGCGGTTGCCGAAATCCTCCAGCGCCAGCCGCTCGAAGACGATCACCGCCGTGTCGCGATAGGCGGGCGTGTCGCCCTGCTTCGCCTCGATCAGGCTGTCGGCGCCTTGCGCTGCCTCGCCGCGATGCAACCGGTAGGTCACCGCGGAAAGATCGAACGGCTTGCCATCCGCCCACACGCGCCCGATGCGGGCGATCGGCCCCTCGCAGAGCCCGACGGCGAAGTTGGCGAAATAGCTGTACGATCGCACGGTCGTCCCGCCGCCACCGCCCTTGCCGCCCTCGCGCGTCTCGGAAGCCACTTCCTCGAAGCGCGTCGCCCAGATCACCTGCCCCGCGATGCGCACGCGCCCATAGACGCGCGGGATTGCCGCGCCCTCGCGCGAGCCCTGCACGGAAAGATCGGCGAGGCGCGCGCCATCGACGGTCCGCTTCTGGCCGAACAGCGACTGGTCGAGCGCGTTGCCGGCAAGCCCGCCGACCGCGCGCCCGACGATTGCGCCGAGCGGTCCGAACAGCGAGCCGATGGCCGCGCCGGCGGCCTGAAGAACGAGAGTTGCCACGCTGGCCTACTCCGGAAAGCGAAAGGCGAAGGCGATCCGTCGCCGCCACCACGGCGACAGCGTCGCCAGCGCCACTGCCGCGCCCTGGTGCGCGTGGATGAAGCGAGCGTCGGCGTCCGATGCGTTACCCGAAATAACAATACCGGCATGCTTCGCCGGCAGGTTCGCCCGCCAGCGGAAGAGCAGCACGTCGCCGGGCGTGGCTTCCTCGATGGCAATCGCCGCCATGTGCCGGCCGGCCGCATCGGCAAGCGTCTCCTCCCCGCGCGCCTCCGCCCAGTCCGGCGTATAGGCGGGCGCAGTCTCCGGTTCGCCGCCGTAGAGCGCGCGCCACACGCCGCGCACCAGGCCCAGGCAGTCGCAGCCGACGCCCTTGAGCGATGCCTGGTGGCGATAGGGCGTGCCAAGCCAGGTCAGCGCCTCGGCCACCACGCGCTGCTGCATCATCCCCGACTGAATCATTACGGGATCACCGGGCTGCCGTCGTTGTCGTCGCCGGCGCGCGCATAGGAGAGCGCGAAGTCGTTGCCGGGCATGTGCGGGAAGCCGCGGAAGTTCAGCGCGTTGTCGAACCTCTCGCGGCAGGTCGCGAAGCGCTTGTCGCACCCGGCGGTCACCGTGAACGTGTCGCCGACCGCGATCGCCGCATGCATCGGCTGCCACAGCTCGAATGTCGCCGTTCCGCCGCTGACGCGATGCGCGCGCACCTCCACGGCGCGGCCCTCGTTGGCGCCGCTCGTCCAGGCGAGCCGTCCGCGCTCGAACCATCCGGCCGCGAACGCCCCGAGCCCGCTTGCCGCCAGCCGTCTACGGTCGGCGACCGCAGTCACCGTGCCCGTGCCGCGGAACGCCGCGCCGGTCAGGTCCACCGTGCAGCGCGCGTCGCCGAGGTCGGCGTCGCATGTCGGCCGGAAGACGCGCCCCTGCGGCTGGTCGAGCGCCGCCGCCAGCCCGCGGATTTCGGCGCGGAACGCGCCGTCCTCGCGCGTCACCTCCCCGAGGCGGCCGGCGCGCAGAAGGTGACACTCCGCCGGCGTCATCCAGTTGACGAGGTACACGCGCACTGCGGCACCGTCGTAGAGCCCGGCGGCGAGATCGTCCGCCGAGAGCCGGTCGGAGGCGAGCGCGCCCAGCACCTCCATGCCGCCGATGGCGAAGCCCGTGGCGCTGGTGTCCTCGCTGGCGTCGAAGCCGCCCGCCGGCACGTAGGTCACGCCGTCGAAAGCGAGAGCCCGGTCATGGTCGGTGAAGCCCTCCACCACGCCGTCGCCGCGCGTCAGGCGCCAGCAGCGGCAGAGCGTGGTGACGCCGGCCGCGAGGTGCGCGGCAAGGCCGCTGTCGATCGTCCTCACAGCCGGATCTCCACCAGCGGGATCGCCGGGATGTCGCCGGCGGCGAAGCTCGTCAGGTTGATGTCGAGCCGATCCGTGTCGAAGCGCACCGGCACGTCGAAGCGGAACCCGGCGGTGATCGCTGCGTCGGCCGCGGGCGCCGCATCGAGCGTCACCATGCCGGTCGTCGTGTCGACGCTCCACCCCTCCGCCAGCGCCTCGCCGTCGACCGCGATGGTGACGCTGCCCGCCACCGGCTTGGCGATGGCGCGCACATAGGGCGCATGCGCTGCGCCATAGGTCTTCGCAAGCTGGAACGTCGTCCGCTCGCCATCGCCCTCGCCGATCGCCTGGTCGGTCGCTGCCGGCACGCTACCCGGCGCGCATGATTGCCAGTCGATGCGGTCGCGCCACCGGAAGCCGTAGAGCCGCCCGCGCCGCTCCTCGAAGAAGGCAACGACCGCGTGCAGGTCGTCCAGCGTCTTCACGCCATAGCCGGCGTTGTAGCGCCGACGGGAGTCCGCCCAGCGGCTGTTACGCTCCTCGAAGCCGGAGGCCAGCGACACGATTTCGGTCAGCCGCTCCGGCCCGCCGGTCGCGCCGAAGGCTATCGCCGTCGGAAAGAGGATCTCGTGGAAGGGGACGAGCGCCGGCATCAGAGGCCCCGCCTGCCGCGTCCGACGGCGCGCGCCAGCATCGCCGTCACCTGCGCCTCGGACTTCCGGAATGATTCCGCGTCGTTCGTCGCGATGTGAATATTGACCGTCACCGGCGCGCCGCCTTCCGTGCGCACGCCGAGCCGTCCGTCGCTGCCGCGCGCCAGCGGCATCACCGCCTCCGCTCCCGCCTCGCCCATTAGGCCGAGGCCGTGCGCCAGAGGAAAGAGCGTCGGCGCGTTCACCACGCCGCCGCTCGCGAACGGTTTCACCGCGCCGCCCGCCACGACGCCACCCTTGGCGAGACCAAATGCCTTGAAGAGGGTGTCGATGCCGCCGCCGATGGCGTGGCTCAGCGGGCCAAGCGCCCGGTCGAGCGCGATGTTGGCGATCTGCAGCGCCAGGCCGGAAAGCACGCTGCCGAAATTCTTGCCGCCGACCACCGCGTCCTTGAACGCGCGCGTGATGCGGCCGGAGAAAGCGTCAGCCTCGCGGCTCGCGCCGCGCAGCGCGTTGATGAAATCAGCCGTGTTCGCGCTGACGTTGATGACAATGTCGTCGTCCTTCATGTCGGTTCCTTCGTGTCCGGGAAGCGCGCGGCGAGCGCGTCGAACGCCGCGCGCGTGAGCGGCGCGCCGCGTCCCGTCAGGCCGTCGATGGCCGCCGCCAGCTCGCGCGGCGTCAGCTTCCAGAAGTCGGCGCTGGACAGACCCAGCCGGCCGATCCCGAAGGCCATCAGCCGCGGCCAGGGAATTGCATCATTCACCGAACGTCGCCGTCAGCAGCGCCGCGACGATGGCGACATAGGCCGCCGCACCGCCCTCGACGCGCATGGCGGCGACCGCCGCGTCCGTTACATCGTTGCCAGCGCCGCGCAGGCCTGCGCCGATCACGCGGATCGCGTCGCCTGCTGAGAGCGATCCTGCCGCGAAGCGCCGCGCCAGCCCCATCAGGTCGCCGGCCGCGAGGCTCGCCTCCAGCTCCGCCAGCGCGCCGAGCGTCAGGCAGAGCGTCCATTGCCGGCCGTCGAGGAACGCCTCGATCTCGCCGCGCACCCGGTTGGCCATCGTCAGGCCGCCGTGAAGGAAATTTCGCCGGCCGATTCAAGCGCCAGCTCGTAGGCGACCTCGCCGTTATGCTCGCCGGAATATTCGAGGCTCGTCACCTGGAAGGTGCCGGCAAGCGTGCCGAAGTCGGGCACGATCACCTGCCAGTTGCGAATCGTCCCGTCGAAGAACACCTGCCGCACGGTGGCGTCGGTCGCGGCGTCCTTGAAGATGCCGGAGCCTGAGATGCTCGCCCGCTTCACGCCAGCGCCGGCGAGCAGCTCGCGCCAGCGTCCGGCGGAATCGGCGTTGCTGATGTCGACGCTCTCCGCGTTGAACGCAATCCGCCGCGAGCGCAGCCCGGCGACGGTGACGAATGTCCCCGCCCCGTCGCTGTCAATCTTGAGCAGCAGGTCCTTGCCCTTCTGAGCCGTCATCTAGTTTCTCCGATGTAATGAACGCGTGTCCGCTGCCGCGGAGGTGCTTGGATCCTCCCCTGCGAAGCGGGGGAGGTGTCATCGCGCAGCGATGACGGAGGGGGCGTGTCGTTCCGGCCGAAGCGAAGCGCAGAGCCGGAACCTCGAGAAGAATGAAACCTTCCCCCGCTCGTCCCCGCGAAAGCGGGGACCCAGCCACCGTCAAAGGTCGCGAACGAGGACGGTCGAAATGCAAGACATGGATTCCCGCCTGCGCGGGAATGAGCGGATAGGGATGCCGCGGCGAGCGGCGGCCCAGCGACGATGACGTCGCCCTACACCGCCTCCGTCACGCCGCGAAAATGCATCGTGCCGCGCCAGGTGATGCCGTCCGTCTCGCGGCGCGTTTCGCTGCCCTCGAACCGGAAGTTCACCAGCGCGTGGCCGTCAAGCGTGAGAGCAGCGTCGTGGAACGCCGCCGTGAGTGTCGCCATGATCTCGTGGCACGCGCGCTTGCCCCGTTCGCGCGACCAGACGGTGAGCGTCACGTCATGCTCGGCGCCGTCTTCCGTCCCCGTGCTCCAGTCGGTCACGTTCGCCGGTCCGAGCACCACATAGGGAAATGGGGCGTTGCGCGGGGGTGCGTCATAGACGCGATCGCCCACAAACCCCGCGACCCCTGCATCATCCAGCAGCGCCGCGACGATCGCCGCCTGCAGGGCCAGCGCGGCACTCGTCATGGCGCGCCATCCCGGTCGCGCGAGGCGAACACCGTGTAGCGTCCCGCCCCGCGCCGCAGCACCCGCACCACCGTCCGGCCAGCAGGGTCGAGGCTTCGCGCCACCGCGTTGGCCCGGTCACGGGCAGCGGCATCGCCGCGACCCGCAGCAAAATCTCCCAGCGCGGCGACGAGATCGCGTGCGGTGGTGTCGAGTGCGTTCATGGGGTTTCCTCTGTCGCGCGCGCGACCAGGTAGCGGCGCGTCTCATCGGGATCGTGAACAGCCAGGATGCGGAAATACCGGTCGCGATAGACGATGCGCATGCCGCCGGCGAGATCGTCGCGCCAGCGGAACGTCACCACATGGGTGACGACCCCTGACAGGTGGCCGGCGACGATCTTCTCGGCGGCGGCCACCGGCTCGATGCGTGCCCAGAGCGTGGCGAGCGTGTCCCAGGTCACCGTCTCGCCGCCGGCGCCGGCGGGCGGGGCGGCGGCCGATTCCACCGTCACGCGATGGCGCAGCCAGCCCGGATCGTGCAGCAGCGGCTTCACAGGCAGAGCAGCCGGTAGGGCGCGATCAGCGCCTCGAAACCTTGCGGCAGGATGTAGCCCGCCATGTCGTAGCCGACCGGCCCGCCACGATGCTCGTACCAGTGAGCGACGAGCATCATGATCGCCTGGCGGAGCGGGCCCGGCACGTCCAGGCTCGATGCCCCGTAGCCCGCCGTCACGTCGATCTCGATGCCGTTGGCAGCACGCCCCGGTGCAACTACCGACCCGGTGAGCACGATCCGCCCCGGCACCGACACCGCGTCGACGGTATACGCCTCCTCGTCGAGCACGGTCGGATCGCCGTCGGCGTCGTAGACCGTCACCGCGTCCACCGAGATGAGCGGCGCCATCGGCACCGATAGCGTTCCGCCGGGCGGCCACGCGTCGCGGTAAAGCCGCCAGCCCTGCTCGATGAGCACGCGGCGGGTCAGCGCCTCGACGTGAACGCGCGCCGCCACCAGCGCGGCGGTCAGCAGCGCATCGTCGGCGGAGGAATCGATGCGGAGATGCGCCTTGGCGTCGGCGAGGGCCACCGGCTCGACGGCCGGCGGCGTGATGAGCGCAGCGGTCATGGTTATGTCCCATGGGTGAGGAGAAAACAGGCGACCCCGCCAGGAGTGAGGCGGGGCCGCCCTATCGGCACGTCACGTTCAGAGGGAGGGACGCGAGGCCTCTAGGACGTGCCGAATTTCAGGAGCTTGATCGCGTCGAAGTCCTGCACGCCGCCGCCGACCCGCTTGGTCGTGTAGAACAGCACGTAGGGCTTGGCCGAGTACGGATCGCGGAGCACGCTGACGCCGACCCGGTCGACGATCAGGTAGCCGTGGCGGAAGTCACCGAAGGCGATCGAGTACGAGTTCTCGGCGATCACCGGCATGTCTTCCGATTCCGTGATCGGGAAGTTCATGAGGCTTGCCGTGCCGCCCGCCACCGCCGCCGGCTGCCAGATGTAGTTGCCGTCCTCGTCCTTGAGCTTGCGGACGGCGCCTTGCGTCTTGCGATTC